TAGATAAAGGTATTGATGTTGCTGCAGGTCAAAACTCAGAAACTTATCAAATATTAGATGCATATTCTGTCAGAGGACCAGGAATTGATATCGTTGGTCTTGGCCAAGGAACTTGGTCGGCATCCCCGGACAGCACTTTTGCTGATGGAAATAAATGGGGAATGTTTTCTGGCACAAGTTGTGCAGCACCAACTGTTGCTGGAATTATTGCTTGTTTAATGGAAAGATATTTTACTTACAATGGAGTTTGGCCATCTCCTAATAGAATAAAATCTATTCTTCTCAATAATGCCAAATCTGTCATTGAAGACGCAACAAGCACAACGTGGTCAAATGTCCCATCAGCCAACACTGATTATAGTGTTTCTAGTTTTATACAAATAACTAATTGGGTAGAACACATTGAAAATGGATTTTGGACACCAAATGGTGGATTTAGAATTGCAGAACTTGCGGGAACAACAACAAAAAGAGCATTTTTGGATGCTCAAAGTTTTCCAAGATCCCAAACTGAAGGAAAAAGACCATCATCCGGTAGAGCATATCCAAGACCAAAAATAAAAAGAACTTCTTAATTGATAATAAATAAATAAAAAACACCTCCAAATGGCTGCTATTATAACTGACCAGATTAGAATATTAAATGCAAAGAATTTTGTAAATGAAGTATCGAATGCTTCAAATTCTTATTATTCTTTTATTGGTCTTCCCAATCCATCAGACTATCAAAGTGATTGGAATGATAATCCACCATCACCAAAGGATAATTTTGACGAAGAAAATAACTATTGGGATTCTATGATTGCTTTGAAGAAAATTACTTCAAGTGATGTTAGATTAGTTGTTCCTAAAAGATTTTGGTCATCGGGAACAACATATGACATGTACAGACATGATTATAGTCGTTCAAATATTTCTCCAATATCTGGTGCAACTAATTTATACTCTGCATCATATTTTATAATTAATGAAAATTATAGAGTTTATATTTGTCTTCAGAATGGAACTGATCCAGATAATCCAAATGGAAGAGCATCATTAGATCAACCAGATTTTACTGATCTTGAACCAAGAGCAGCTGGAACAAGTGGGGATGGTTATATTTGGAAATACTTATATACAATTAAACCAAGCGAAGTTGTAAAGTTTGAATCTACAGACTTTATGCCAGTTCCTTCCGACTGGGACACATCAACAGATAATGCGGCTGTTAGAGACAATGCGGTTGATGGTTCTATAAAAATAGTAGTTACTACAAATAGAGGTGTTGGTTTAGGAACTGCTAATAGAACGTACACTAGAGTTCCTATAAGAGGAGATGGAACTGGGGCAGAATGTACCATTACGATTGATAATAATCAACAGGTCAGTTCTGTTATTGTATCAACTCAAGGTTCGGGATATACTTATGGTAATGTAGACTTAGTTGCAGGTGGGGTTCCACTTGGCACAACTAGGCCAACATTTAATGTTATAATTCCACCAAAAGGTGGCCATGGAAAAGACATTTATAGAGAACTGGGTTCTTTTAATGTTTTAATGTATTCTAGACTTGAGAACGATGAACAAAATCCAGACTTTATTACAGGGAATGAATTTTCTAGAATTGGGATTGTAGAAAATCCACTAAGTTTTAATTCAACTACTATATTAACTTCACTAAAAGCTAGCGCAGTGAGTGCAATAAGATTAGTTGGTGTTGGATACAGCACAGCGACTTTTACATCAGACAGTGAGGTCACACAGACCGTCGCAACAGGAACTACTGCAGTTGGTAAAGTTGTTAGTTATGATCAAGTGACTGGTGTTTTAAAGTATTGGCAAGACAGAACACTTAGCGGTTTTTCAACATCAGGTGTTCCCCAAACTAACCCAACATATGGATTTGATCGAGTTGAATTTACCTCAACTCCAGCAACTGGAGGTAGTTTAACTATTAATGGTGGTTCCGTAAACCTATCAATCGATTCGTCCTTTACAGGTATTTCGACGGTAATAAATAATAGAACCTACTACCTAGGTCAATCATTTGATTCGGGTCTATCAAGTCCAGAGGTGCAAAAACACTCAGGAAACATAATTTATGTTGATAATAGACCAGCGGTTACTAGGTCATCAAACCAAAAAGAAGATATTAAAGTCATTTTGCAGTTCTAAAGAATTATGGCCCAACAAACAAATCTTAATGTATCCCCATATTTTGATGATTTTAATGCCGATAATGACTACCATAGGGTTCTTTTTAAGCCAGGATATCCAGTACAGGCTAGAGAGTTAACCACACTCCAATCAATACTGCAAAATCAAATTGAAAAATTTGGTCAACACTTCTTTAAGGAAGGTGCAAAAGTAATTCCAGGAAACACTGCATATAGTGGACTGTACTATGCAGTAGAATTGCAAAATACATTCCAAGGGGTTCCTGTATCAGCATACGCAGATCAACTTGTTGGAACTAAAATAACAGGACAAACTTCTGGAGTTACTGCAACTGTAGAAAAAATTCTTTCATCTACAGATTCTGAAAGAGGAAATCTTACTTTATATGTAAGTTATATTGGATCTAGTACTCAAAATAATTCAACTCAACAGTTTTCTGATGGAGAAAATCTATCATCAAATGCAGCAATTACCTCAGGTCTTTTAGGAAATCAAATAATTGCGGCAGGATCTCCTTTTGCTACAACAATCGCAAATAATGCAACATCTGTAGGATCGGCATTTTCAATAACAGATGGTGTTTATTTTGTAAGGGGACAATTTGTAAATGTAAGTGCAGAAACTTTAATATTAGATCAGTATTCAAATACGCCAAGTTATAGAATTGGATTATTTGTCAATGAACAGATTATAACATCAGATCAAGACGAAACTCTTCAAGACAATTCCCAGGGATATAATAACTACTCTGCTCCTGGTGCAGATAGATTGAGAATCAGTGTATCTTTATTTAAAAAACAATTAGACGATTTTGATGATAACAGTTTCATCGAATTAGCTACTATTGTAAACGGGGTAATCAGATCAAAGAAAACAACAAGTTTATATAACAACCTAACTGACGAACTTGCAAGAAGAACATATGCAGAGTCTGGTGATTACTATGTAACACCATTTGATTTAACTGTAGAAGAATCCTTAAACAATGGAATTGGAAATAGAGGATTATTTAATCAAAACCAATTTACGTATAGTGGATCAACTCCTTCTGATGATCTTGCAGTTTATAAAATTTCCCCAGGAAGAGCGTTTGTTAGGGGATATGAAATTGAAACTATCAGTCCAACATTCTTGGATGTAGAGAAACCAAGAACGACAAAGACTGTAGAAAATCAAGCGATCGATTATAACACTGGCCCAACATTCAAATTAAACAGAGTATATGGTTCTCCTACTGTTGGATTTGGTAATGATTACTATGTAAGTCTGCGTGATGAAAGAGTTGGATCTTCAACGACAATTTCTCCAGGAAAGGAAATTGGTCTAGCGAGAGTTTATGATTTTAGACTAACATCTGGATCATATAACGCAGCAAATCAGAACTTAAATGAATGGTCCATTTCTTTATTTGATGTACAAACTGTAACCGAGATAACAGTAAATGAACCAATTAGTTTAGAGACTCCAACTTTCATTAAAGGTGCAAATAGCGGCGCAACAGGATTTTTGAAAGATGAAGTTGTTGCTGGTGTTGCGTTAACAATTTATGATAAGAGTGGAGAATTTATACCCAATGAATCTTTTATAATCGATGGAATTCCCAACTCTAGAGTTGCAGTAGCAATTACAAGTTATACTCTCTCAGATGCCAAATCTGTTTATGGAACTGTTAGTGGAGTATCTACTTTCTGCGCAGATGTAATTCAATCAACTTCATTCAATGTTGGACTTGCAACGGTTAAACCCCCAGAATATTTTGCAAACATAGGATTTTTAAGTACAAATTTATCGACAACAGTTGGAGTAGGTTCTACCGTATTTTATGTTGATAGTGTCGAAAATGTTTCTGTAGGAAGTTCAATTACAGTTGGACTTGCGTTAACTGAGGTTCCTGTTGTTGCAGTGGGTGATACTTTTGTTCAGATTGGTTTAGGAGATACTGCAGGCGGAACAACTTTACAAACAGCACTTACTGTAGGAGAAAGTGTTGGTATAGGATCAACTGTAATTTACTTCTTGGGTGGAGGTGCTACTCCAAATTCTGTTGTCGGAGCGGCAGATTCTTCACAGTCAAGGATATCTATAGCATTTACTGGAGGAACTACTGCGCCATATGCTGGAATTGGATTTACTGAAGAGTGTCCAATTGTGGCTATTGGCGATACTTTTGTTTATGTTGGATCGAGTCATACTGTAGGATATCAATTAACAGTTGATTTGGATGTAACTGTGTCTGCCGGATCAACAGAAATTTTCATTGATCCACCTGTTGCAGTTTCTTCCGTTATTTCTATAGGTAGTTCTGTTAATGTTGGATCGGGATTGACTGAAGTTTCGGTTGTTCAAGTTTCATCATCAGGAACTGTATTTTACATTGGTGCAGCTAGCACTGAAAATTACTCTATTTCATCTGGAGTTGCAGTAACCTTTACAAACATCTCACCTATAGTAACTGGCGCAGCAATTACATTCACAAATGTATCCCAGACTGTAGATGCAGATTCAGTAAACTTTAGCACTCCACTATTCACAAGTAGAGTAATAGCACCAAATACACTTTTCCCAGGAACTTCTGTTAAGAAAGATAATCTGGTTTCATACACAACACCATCTCTAGTAGATGCATTCCTTGGTAAAGTTGTTTCGGTAGGGACTACATCAATAGAAATAGTTGGCGTCAATACAGTTACAGGAATTTGTGATGGTGCTCTACCAACATCAAGTATTCTAGAAGTTAGTGACTTTAGAGTATTAACAACAAAATTAGATCCATCTAGTGACAATACTCTGTATACTATCTTACCAAATACAAATATATCAAATGTTGATTTAACAAATGCAATAATTACAGTAAGAAAATCCTTTACAGTCAATATTCAGAGTGGAGAATTATCTGTTCCTGTTGAAGCTGGAACTAACGAAACATTTTTACCATACTCCGATGTCAGATATACTCTAATAAGAACTGATGGAACTTTTGAAAATCTTTCCTCAAATAAGTTTGTTTTCCTTGAGGGAGGAACCCAACTTCAAATTTATGGACTTGGTTCAAATGATACTGGGGCAACACTAACAACAACTCTTAGAAAGATCAACCCAACAGCAAAGTCTAAATTAAAAAATAGGGTCAATACTGTACTTTTAGATAAATCAAAGTATTCTGGATCTGGAATTGGTGCAACTACTCTAAATGATGGTTTAGTCTTTGGAAACTATGCATATGGAACAAGAGTTCAAGATGAAAAAATATCTCTGAATAATCCAGATATTATTGAAATTCTTGGAGTATATGAATCTTTAGATACTTCAGATCCATCCTGCCCAACAGCAGTTCTAACTGCAATGAATGGTGCAACAGGAACAACGGGAGATGTTGTAATAGGAGAAAGAATTGTTGGACAAAATAGTTCAGCAATTGCAGTAGTATCAGAAAGATTAACGAGCACTCAGATTTCTTTCATATACTTAAATCAAACCAGATTTGCTGAGGGAGAAAGAATTTTATTTGAAGAATCTGCTGTTGAGGCAACATTAACAACTTTAGATGCACCAAGTCTTGACATATCTTCAAACTTTACATTTGTCAATGGTCAAAAGTCAACTTATTATGATTATGGTTACTTAACCAGAAAATCAGATTCTCTAGAACCTTCCAGAAAAGTTAAAGTATATTTCTCAAATGGTTATTATAACACTTCTGATACTGGAGACATAACAACTGTAAATTCTTACAATACTTTTGATTATGGATTAGAGATCAAATACATTAATGGCCATAGAACAAGTGATATTATTGACATCAGACCAGTAGTTTCCGATCCAGATCTATCTGAAGATGCAAGATCCCCATTTGAATTTTTTGGAAGAACTTATGATCAAAGTGGAAATAGTGCCTCTAATATTTTAGCATCTGATGAGACTATTCTGGTTTCATTCTCCTACTACCTAGGAAGAGTTGATAGAATATTCTTGGCAAAAGATGGCACTTTCCAAGTAAAATATGGAACACCATCAGATAATCCACAAAAACCAGTTGATGTTGATGAAGCTATTGAAGTTGCATCCATAACACTTCCACCATATCTCTACTCAACTAAAGATGCTTCTATAAAGTTCTTAGAATATAAGAGATATAGAATGTCAGATATTCGTCAACTTGAGACGAGAATTAAAAATCTAGAATATTACACAACACTATCACTTCTAGAAACTAATACTGAATCATTATTTGTCCCAGATTCTGATGGACTTAATAGATTTAAATCTGGATTCTTTGTAGACAATTTCTCTTCATTCAAAACCCAAGAAACTTCTATACCAATCAAAAATAGTTTGGATAGAGGTAATAGAGAAATAAGACCTAGCCACTATACTACATCAATTGACTTAATTACAGGTCCAGTAATCAATCCAGATCCTACAGGAGATCTTTCTGTAGATCCTATTGAAGGAATTAACATTAGAAAGACTGGAGATATTATAACTCTTGACTATACTGAAGTTGAATGGTTGAAGCAACAATTTGCAACTAGAACTGAAAGTGTTACTCCGTTCTTAGTTAGTTTCTGGAAAGGATCTGTCGAACTTACTCCAGCCTCAGATACTTGGGTTGATCCTGTCAGATTGGAAGCAAAAGAAATTGAAATTGAAGGAAATTATGCAGAAGTTCTGGCAAATGCACAAAAAACTCATAGTGTTGACCCCAAAACAGGATTAGCACCCGAAGTATGGGGAGTTTGGGATGAAACCTGGACAGGAAAAGAAGAATCTGCACCATATAAGAAAACAAATCCAAAAGTTTCTGGTGGTGATTGGATTGGTATTACTGGAGGAATGGGTATAGCAATTTGGGGAACAAAAACAACCACGACATATGAAGAAACTTGGAAAGATATTACAGAAGTTGGTACTGCTAAGAGAGAAGGATCTCAATGGACAGTAACAGAATCTTTTGATAAGACTTCTCTTGGAGATAAGGTTGTAAGTAGTGAGATAATTCTCACTATGAGATCTAGAAATGTCCAATTTGTTGGTAAAAAAGTAAAACCATCTACTCGTCTTTATGCATTCTTTGATGGAAAAGATGTAACAAAATACTGTGTTCCAAAATTATTAGAAATCTCCATGATTTCCGGAACATTTGAAGTTGGCGAAACTATAGAAGGAACGGTCACACCAACAGGCCTGATTGATCCTACTTTATTACCAGAATTACCAAAGATAACTTTTAGAGCAGCACAGTTAAACCATAGAGAAGGCGCATACAATGCTCCAACAAAAGTTTACCCAGAAAATCCTTATATTCCAGGCCAGGTGCTGCCATCAACATATTCTGCGACATCGACAATATTAAATGTAGATACATTCTCTCTAGCAGAACAAGTATCCGGAACATTTGGCGGATGGGTGGAAAATGGCATGAGTTTAGTTGGTAAGACAAGTGGCGCTAAAGCTACAATTACTGACGTAAGACTTGTCTCAGATATATCAGCAACCATACTTGGATGTTTGTATATTCCAAATCCAAGCAATCCAAGTAATCCAAAATTTGAAACTGGCAAAAAAATATTCACTCTTGTGAATAATGAGACTAATGATCAAAACAATGCAACCACTGTTGCAGAAACTTCATTTATTTCAAGTGGAACTCTAGAAACTGTACAGGAAAATATTATTTCTGTAAGAAATGCTATTCTTGAAAATAAAACCGTCTTTGATGAGAAGAGCATATCCAAAGTTCTATCATCAGAACTAGTAAGTTCTGTTCAGATTGGAGAACCTAAGAAAGAGAGTGTAATTATTGGTTATTATGATCCACTTGCACAATCTTTCCTCGTTGAAGATTCCACAGGAATTTTCTTAACTAGTTGTGAAGTATTCTTTAGTTCTAAAGATGATACTGACGTTCCAGTTCACTTCCAACTGAGAACAATGGAGAATGGGTTCCCAACTACAAAAATTCTACCATTCTCAGAAATTATATTAAATCCAGAGGACATAGAAATTTCTTCAGATGGTTCAGTTGCTACAAGATTTACCTTTACAGCACCAGTCTATCTAGAGGGTGGAAAGGAATATGCAATTTGTTTGGCTTCAAACTCAACAAAATATAGTGTTTATATATCTCGTGTTGGTGAGAATGATACTATTTCCGATACTTTCATCTCAAACCAACCATACTTAGGATCTTTATTCAAATCACAAAATGCTTCTACTTGGGAACCAAGTCAGTGGGAAGATCTGAAATTCACTCTCTACAGAGCTGATTTTATTGATACTGGTTCCGTTGAATTCTATAATCCAGAATTGACCTCTAACAATGGTCAAGTGGCTCTGTTGATGCCAAATTCGCTGAACACAATTTCTAGAAGAATAAGAGTTTCTCTATCTTCCACAATCAGTGATCCTGGACTGGATTTAGGCAACACCGTTTTCTTAGATGGTGGTGCATTAGGAGCAGGAAATTATGTAGGAAGTGCTGGCGAAATATCGGGCGGCCTCAACATAGTCAACGCTGGAATTGGATATACACCAAATGTTGGTGTTGCAACTTACTTTGCAACACCTCTAATTAATGTCACTGGAAATGGAACTGGTGCAACTGCAGATATCACTGTAGAGAATGGTGTAATTGGATTTGCTACTGTATCAAATGGTGGAAGAGGATATAGAGTTGGAGATATTTTGGAAGTTGGTGAGATAGCAAACATGCCAACTGCAGCAAATTCAAGATTATCAGTTTCAGGATTATCAGCAACTAACCAAATTATTCTAGACAATGTTCAAGGAGACTTCCCAGTCGGATCTGCATATACCGTTAGGTATACTAATGGTTCTGGAACATTTAATCTGAACAATGCTCTCGGAAATGTTACTGTTAGTGCTGTTGATGTGGAATCTGATGGATTACATATCCAAGTAAATCATAAAAATCATGGAATGTATTTTGATGGAAACCTTGTAAACATTTCCGGAGTTCTTCCAGATATTAAACCAACAAAACTTTCTGCAGTATATAATACTGATAGCACTGGGGAGATTTCTGTTGATAATTCATCGTCATTTACTACATTTGAAAATGCTCCAGTAGATGCTAACAATGTTGGTTATCTTCTTATCGGTGAAGAAGTGATATCTTATACCAGCACTTCAACCGGTACTATTGGTGGAACAATAGTAAGGCAAGTGAATGGAACCGTATCAAAAGATTACCCTGTTGGAACACCAGTTTATAAGTACGAACTCTCAGATATTTCTTTGACAAGGATTAATAAAACTCATAATCTAGAAGACGTAACTGTTGCTGATCCAATAAGCTTCGATACGTATTATATTAAACTCAATACTTCTATTAGTGGAGGATCTATTGATCGAAGCATTGAATCTCCAGGATATCCAACACTTTATATCAGTCAAACAAAAAATACTGGTGGATATACAACAAAGGCAACTCAAAATATACCTTATGAATTAATTAGACCATCTATCCAAAATCTGACCGTTACCGGAACCAACATTGCTGCTTCCATCAGAACAATATCTGGAGTAAGTATAGATGGTAATGAAATTCCATATATTGATAATGGATTTGAAACTATTTCAATAAATCAAACAAATTATTTGGATAGTCCAAGATTGATTTGCTCAAGAGTAAATGAGGTGGATAAACTTGGCGATCTCCCTGGAAGTAAGTCATTTAACATGAGAGTAATATTATCTTCAAGTGACACTAGGTTATCACCTGTAATTGATACCCAAAGAGTGAGTGCAATTCTAATTTCCAATAGAATTAACAACCCAATTGCAAACTATGCAACTGATAATAGAGTGAATAATTTGGAGGGCGATCCACATGCATTCCAGTATATTTCCAAAGAAATATCACTAGAAAATTCAGCGTCTTCTATCAAGATTCTACTAAATGCAAACATTAATAAATTTAATGATATAAGAGCATTCTATGCTATAGGAGAAAATCCAAACTTCACACCAATATTCAACCCATTCCCTGGATATAATAATCTCAATATTAGGGGTGAAATTATTGAACAAGAAAATAGTGATGGTCTACCAGATACTTTCATAACTCCATCAAGTATTCTTGGATTTAATTCGCCAAGTCTTGAATTCAAAGAGTACTCTTTCACAATTGATAATTTACCTTCGTTTAGAAATTATAGAATTAAACTTGTCCTATCTTCGACAAATCAAGTGTATGTTCCAAGAATCAAAGACCTAAGAGTTATTGCCCTAGCATGATATGGATTATCTCAGAGTTGAGGGTCACAGCAATTTATTGCGTGACCCCAAAACAAATTCAATTATGAATGACAACGCTAAAGCATATGAAGAGTATGTTTCTCGACGTAAAGCAAAGGATAAAGAGAATCAAAAGATACAGAACCTAGAGGAAGATCTTACTAATATTAAGAGTGATATTGACGAAATCAAAAATTTACTAAGAGAGTTATTAAATGGACCCAGATAAAATAGAACTAGAAAACTTAAGTAAAAGTTTTGAATATTATAAAGTTGCATCTGAGATAGATAGTATAGATAATATTGAGCATTTAAAAAATATTGCAAAGTCTTATTATAAACTTTACTTAAAGCAACAAGAAGTTATAGCAAGCATGGGAGTACCAAATGTCAAGTAGAAATGTAACATTTGACACTAATTCTGGGGTTCCAAAAGCTGTCAATTTTACCATTCATACCGGATCAGACTTTACTGGTAGATTTAATGTAGTTAACACTTCAAGTTCTCCATTTAATTTTACAGGATGGTCTGGATCTGCTCAAATGGCAAAGAGTGTTTCTATAGGAGCAACTCTAGGTGCTGTGGCTACTTTTAACGTTGGATTTTCAAGTGCTGCTGGAGGAAAGTTTGAAATATCTCTAGGATCCACAGCAACTAGGTCTTTGGAAGAGGGTAGATACGTTTATAATGTTTTGGTTAGTTCTGGTTCAACTGTTTATAGTATAGTAGATGGAAATATTTTAGTTTATCCCGGTATTTCATCCGCACCATAAATATTACAAGAGGATAACACTATAAAATGGCTCAACCATCAAGTAGGCAAGACTTAATAAATTATTGCAAGAGGCAATTGGGAGCCCCTGTTTTAGAAATTAATGTTGCTGATGAACAGGTAGATGATTTGGTTGATGATGCCATTCAATTTTTTCAGGAAAGACATTTTGACGGAGTAATAAACACATATTTAAAGTATCAAATAACTCAAGGCGATATTGATAGGGGAAGAGCTCCTGGTGGAGATAATACAACTGCAGGAATAGTAACTACTACTGCAACTTCAAATATTGTTGGTACTGCAACAACTTTTACATATAAAGAAAATAGTAACTATCTTCAAGTACCACCATCTGTCATAGGAATAAACAAGATTTTTAGATTTGATGGCACTAACACTGTAACTAATAACATGTTTAGTGTTAAGTATCAACTCTTTTTGAATGATATTTATTATTGGGGATCGACAGAACTGTTGACCTATGCAATGACGAAGACTTACCTAGAAGACATTGATTTTTTACTGAATACAGAGAAACAGATAAGATTTAATCAACGTCAGGATAGACTTTACTTGGATATTGATTGGGGTTCCGTAGAGGTTGGAGATTGGTTTATAATCGATTGCTATAGAACTTTAGATCCTAATGATTTCAGTAGAGTATGGAATGATTCTTTTTTAAAAAAATATTTAACTTCTCTAATAAAAAAGCAATGGGGACAAAATTTAATTAAATTCCA